TTGGAGCTGATTTGTTTTAGCGTGCGGTTGTCTGCGGCCAGCTTAACGAGCATCTGCTCATAGGCAGTTGCATTGCGCAGCGGGACGGCAGCCCGCTGCGCTGTTTCAGAGGCCGAGACCCGCATCAAGTGACGCGCTGCGGGACTCGTCATGGCTTACTCCCCGCTTTCCGGTGCTGCAGGTGCGGAGAAGTCACCGAGCTTGATGTTTTCAATCAGGCAACCGGCCGCGTAAGCCTCGACCACATAGTCAACATTCATTGACTCGTAGTTTTCGATGCGGTCTTTCTTCGGGTTTTCGATGATGCTGCGGCGGTGCGCGTCATCCATGAAGTAGACAGACAGGTTGTCGAGACGCGTCACCATCAGCGCATCTGCCGGGAAGTAAGGCACGCGCACGGCTGGCAGATTGCCGATTCGCTTCTGGCTGATGATGATGTCAGCGGTCAGCGACTCGGTGTTTGCCTGCTCTTTGTTGACGATTGGGAAATATTTATCCGCCATCAGCTTACGGCCAGTGATGACAACCAGCTCCGGGTCATCCTGATAAATCTCGTCAATCAGGTTGCCGGTGGCATCCATGACCAGCGCGTCGAGGTTCGCATAGTCGCCGTTCTTACCCACGCGGATCACATCGGAAATAACCGCGCCGTCTTCGTCGGTGATTTTTGACATCACGCGCGCTGGCGCTTCATTGCGGTACTTCTGCAGCCATCCGGTCGCCACGTCCTGCAGCATCGGATTCTTTTTGCGGTCGGAGGTCGCCGCGCGCTCGATGCCGTTGAAACCGGCCATGATGAAATCGAGGGACTGACGTTTGATGATGGCGTCACGGATACGGGTCTGGAAGTCCTGGAATCGCGCCCACAGGTCGAGCTGTTTGTAGCGGATATGGAAGTCAAAGTTAATCTGCGCGCACTCGTATTTGTTGGACTCCAGCGCGGTGAAATCAGCGGTCTTACGCTCATCATCACCGGCGGTGTCGGCGGTGCTCGCAATCGTACCGTTAACGCCGACGCCGACTTTTTCGCCCTTCAGTTCGTCAACCGGCACGATGTTGATTTTGGTCAGAAACGCGGATGACATCTGCAGGGTGGTCATCAGGGTTTGCGTGACCGACGGCTCGACGGTGAATTTCTTCGCCACGTCATCGGTGGAAATACCGTTCAGCTCCGCGACGCGGGACAGGTAGGCATTAAATTTGAAACGGGTATCTTTACGCATGGTTTTTCCTGTTCGGGTAAAAGGGTTCAGCCCGGGCAACGCGCCCGGCGCGTTATCAGCAGTTGGTCAGCAGCTCGTCGCCCGTACCGCCTTTTGAAAGCTCGCGGCGCGGCTGGCTCTGGCTTTCGGTGTTATCGAGGGAGCTTTTCAGGGAGGTAAACGCCTGCGCGTTTTCATCGACTTTGCTGGTCACGTCCTGCTTAAGCAGCGCAAAAGCGGTCTCCAGCTCGGTGATGCGCTGGTCGGTGGCGCTGAAATTGGTTTGCACCTGCTCGGTGATGGTGGTCACAGCCTCATGCACATCCGCGAAACGCGCGTCATCGCTGACCTGCTTCCGGCTGAAAATGGCCTTAACCATATCGGTAAGGCTGTTGAACATGGTGTCGGGAACGTCCTCAAATTCCAGCGCAGCCAGTGAGGCCACAGAAAAGAGATCGCCCGGCTGGTCTTTTTTACCGGCGAGCGGGTTCTGCGCGGCGCGGCTGCAAAATTCGAGGTATTCGGTGCCGAGGCTTGCCGGGTCATCGGTGACGGCCAGCCCGATGAGATAGCATTTACCGCTGTTCGAGAAGTTCGGGCGGATTTCCATGGAGGTGTAAACTTTCTGCCCGGCACGCACCATGCTGACCAGCTCATCGAGCGGGGCAATTTTGGCAAACAGCGCCTTTTTTCCGTTGAGCACAGAGTCATCGCTGATAATCTCCGCCTTAAGCTCTGTCACATCGCCGTAGCGTTTAAACGGGCTGTCAGGCATCAGACCCCGGATATGTTCGAGGTTAATGCGGCAGCCGTAGACGCGCGGGTCGAACGTGTCGGCCATTTCCTGAATATCATCGCCGCTGATGACGCGGCCATCGCAGGTGTCGCCCTCGACGCCGATGCGAAACCATTTAGAAACTTTCTTTTCCATTGTTCAGGTGTCCTGATGTTGGGTTTTCGGGTCGGGGTTAGTTTCCCGACTCAGCCCCACATCAGCCACCTGTTGCAGAAGTGCAACCCCTGACACAACAGGGGCTTAGCGATAATACCCGGCCATTTCCTTAGCCTTGCCACGTCACATCAAAAACGAGGCAAGCATGACAATTTCAACTGACCTTTCTTTGTTAAATGACCCGCGACGAAAGGCGCGGCTGTTGTACTGGCAGGGGTTCGCCGTGCCGCAAATCTGCGACATGCTGCAGCTCAAGCGCCCGACCGTGCAGAGCTGGAAACAGCGTGATGGATGGGAGGAAACCGCGCCGATTAACCGCGTTGAATCGACATTAGAGGCGCGGCTCATCCAGATATACGCCAAGCCCGACCTGACGGCGCATGACTTTAAAGTCGCTGATTTTCTGTCGCGCCAGATGGAGCGCCTTGCGCGCGTGAACCGCTACGGCCAGACCGGAAACGAGGTGGATTTAAATCCCAACATCGCCAGCCGCAACAAGGGGGATCGCAAAAAGCCGAAACGAAACTATTTCAGCGAGGAGGCAATTGAGAAGCTGGAAGAGATTTTCTTCGACCAGTCGTTTGACTATCAGCTCAGGTGGCACAAAGCCGGGTTAGAGCATCGCATCCGTCATATTCTGAAATCCCGCCAGATTGGCGCGACGTTCTACTTTGCGCGCGAGTCGCTCCTGCGCGCCCTTAAAACCGGGCAAAACCAGATATTTTTATCGGCCAGTAAAACGCAGGCTTACGTGTTCCGTAAGTACATTATCGCCTTTGCGCGTCTGGTCGATGTCGACCTGTCAGGCGACCCGATTGTCATCGGCAACAACGGCGCAGAGCTGATTTTCCTCGGTACCAATTCCAACACCGCGCAGAGCCACAACGGCGACCTGTATGTCGATGAAATTTTCTGGATCCCCAATTTCCAGAAGCTGCGCAAAGTCGCGTCGGGCATGGCCTCTCAGTCGCACCTGCGCACCACCTATTTTTCGACGCCGTCCACGCTGGCGCACGGTGCTTACCCGTTCTGGTCAGGCGAGCTGTTTAACCGTGGGCGCAGTAACCGCGACGAACGTGTCGACATCGATATCAGTCATCAGGCGCTTGCCGGTGGCATGTTATGCGGGGACGGCCAGTGGCGGCAGATTGTCACCATTGAGGACGCGCTCGCCGGTGGCTGCACCCTGTTTAACCTCGACCAGCTTAAGCAGGAAAACAGCGCGGATGACTTCCGTAACCTGTTCATGTGCGAGTTCGTCGACGATAAAGCGTCAGTATTCCCGTTCGAGGAGCTGCAGCGCTGCATGGTCGATGCGATGGAAGAATGGGAGGACTTCGAGCCGTTCGCCGACCGACCGTTTAACTGGCGACCGGTCTGGATTGGCTATGACCCGTCACACACCGGCGACAGCGCCGGGTGCGCGGTGCTGGCTCCGCCGCTGGTTGCCGGTGGCAAGTTCCGCATTCTTGAGCGTCACCAGTGGAAAGGCATGGATTTTGCCGCACAGGCCGAGGCCATCCGGGCGCTGACCGAAAAATACACCGTCGACTATATCGGTATCGATGCGACCGGCATCGGCCAGGGTGTTTACCAGCTCGTGCGCTCATTCTTCCCGGCGGCGCGCGCCATCCGCTACACGCCGGAAATGAAAACGGCGATGGTGCTTAAAGCAAAAGACACCATCAGGCGCGGGTGTCTGGAATATGACGCCGGTGCGACCGACATCACTCAGTCATTTATGGCTATCCGCAAAACCATGACCAGCAGTGGCCGCAGCGCCACCTATGAAGCCAGCCGCAGCGAGGAAGCCAGCCACGCGGATATCGCGTGGGCGACCATGCACGCCCTGTTAAACGAGCCGCTTTCCGCCGGTAGCGGTATGCACTCCACCTCAATTCTGGACATTAACTAAGATGAAAAAACGCCAACAGAAACAGCCAAAACAGACCAACATGACCGCCAGCGCACCGCAGAAAATGGAGGCGTTCACCTTTGGCGAGCCGTCCCCCGTGCTGGATCGCCGCGATATCCTCGATTATGTAGAATGCATCAATAACGGCAAATGGTACGAGCCGCCGGTCAACTTCTCCGGGCTGGCGAAAAGCCTGCGCGCCGCCGTTCACCACAGCTCCCCGATTTACGTGAAGCGTAACATTCTGACGAGTACCTACATCCCGCATCCGTTGCTGTCACGTCAGGATTTCAGCCGCCTTGTGCTCGATTATCTGGTCTTTGCAAATGGCTATCTTGAAAAGCGCATGAGCGTCACCGGCCAGCTTTTTAAACTGGAAACCTCCCCGGCCAAATATACCCGCCGTGGCGTCGAGGATGGTGTTTACTGGTACGTGTCGGACTTCACTCACCCGCACCAGTTCGCGCCCGGCTCGGTGTGCCATTTGCTGGAGCCTGACATCAATCAGGAGCTCTACGGTATGCCGGAATACCTGAGCGCGCTAAATTCAGCCTGGCTGAATGAATCCGCCACGCTGTTTCGTCGCAAGTATTACCAGAACGGCGCGCACGCGGGTTACATCATGTACGTCACCGACGCGGCGCAGAGCAGCACTGACGTTGAGTCGCTGCGCTCCGCGATGAGGGATTCGAAAGGGCTCGGGAATTTCAAAAACCTGTTTTTCTATGCCCCGAACGGGAAACCGGATGGCATCAAGATCGTGCCCCTGAGTGAAGTCGCCACAAAGGATGATTTTTTCAATATCAAGAAGGTGAGCGCCGCCGACCTGCTCGATGCGCACCGCGTACCGTTCCAGCTCATGGGCGGCAAACCCGAAAATATCGGCTCAATGGGCGATATCGAGAAGGTGGCGCGGGTGTTTGTGCGCAACGAGCTGACGCCGCTGCAGGAGCGTTTCAAAGAGATTAACGATTGGTTAGGAATGGAGGTGATCCGCTTTAAGGATTATGGCATCGAGACCGACTAAACTCCGCCCAAAATGCCGCCTCCAGGCGGCATCCCCTCAGAGCGAGCCAGACGCCGCACACGCGCCGCAACTGCGCCAACACCTCATTAGCTGACCGCATCCAACAGCGCGCCGTCACGACGCGCACAGACGCGAAATTAAATCCTGTCACCACGTCTGGCGCGCAGTGCTATCCCCGCCTCGCCTGCCCGCTTAAGGGGACGGTTTTAATGCAGTTGCAACAGCTATAGGTTTGCTATGTTATCTAGCCTCGCACTAAAAATTCAATTAATGTAAGTGGATGCAATTTCATGCAACCAGCAATGCGAGAATAAAAACACCAACATTCATGGTTTGAATAACCTAACTAGGAGGGACTCATGAAGAAACACATTGAAAAGATAAACTACCAACCCAAGCATGCTTCAGGAGAAATTAACATTCATCTAGCAGGCAGAGATTTAATCATCACTGGCGGGAATGGATGTGGCAAGACAACATTTTTAAATGCCATGAACAAGTATATCCAACATACATATGTTGGTAAAAAACATGATGCGAAAGAACGTTTACTTCACAACTTAGCTCATTGGCAGAACCAAATGGATCAGAATCCGAAAGGTACAAGCCAGCATGCGCAAGGTGAGGAGCAATCCAAATATGTTCTAAGGGAATTAAACGAATATGATACAGGCATTGAAATAACAATACCTGACACAATTGGCTTTTGTGCATTATTAGATGAAGGGAAAGCAATCTACAAATACTTCATTGCAGAAAGAAGGGCTGAAATAAATGCATCATCAGGCGCAACAAAAGCCAGCTTAGATGATAAAATATCGAAAAGTAAATTTCAAATCAACGAACAGCGACTAGGCAGCGAGTTTGAAAACCACTTAGTCAATTTGAAGACAAGGCAGTCATTTGCTGAAACCTATGATAAAGATTTTGAATTAGCCAGTAAACTTCAGCAATGGTTCGACGAACTTGAAAAAAACATATCCATTTTAATGGAAGATGATTCTTTTGAGTTAAAATTTGACTCAGATGGATTCAACTTCTTCCTTATCCAAGACAATAAAGAACCATATACCTTTCAAAGTTTATCTTCTGGTTACTCATCAATATTTAACATATTATCAGAATTAATAATGGTAACCGAGGCCTATAAAACATCTCCGCAAGATATGCAAGGAATGGTTTTAATCGATGAAATAGATGCGCACCTTCATGTTTCTCTACAAAGAAAGATTTTACCTTTTTTAAACAGTCTTTACCCAAACATTCAATTCATAGTTACAACCCACTCTCCATTTGTTATTGGCTCTCTTGATAATGCAGTTGTTTTCGATTTAAGCAGCAAACAAGAGTTTACGGATCTTTCCAATTATTCCTACGAGGCTATTGTTGAGGGGTTATTAGGAGTTCCAGTAGTATCAATGTCGTTAGAAAAAGACATAAAACGACTTTCTGGATTACTTTCAGAAAACACTCCCGATGTAGTTGCCGTAACCGAATTAGTTGAAAAACTATCTCCCCACAATGATAAGCTCGATGATGAAAGTGCAGTGTTTCTTATAAAAGCAAAAATGTTTCTTCGTGATGAAAGGAAGGGGGCATGATGTTTCACGTTTTAAAAACCATGCCTGCACCTGCCTCACTAGAGAATAAGGTGTCATACAGCAGCAGAGATGTGATAGAACAACTTGCAAGTGACTTCCATAACAAATGTTACATTTGTGAAATAAAAGACCCAATATCATTAAATGTTGAGCACTTCGAACCACATAAAAGTATTGACAATGAAAAAAAATATGACTGGAAGAATCTATTCTTTGCATGCGCAAGATGTAACAACATAAAAAGAAGTAAGTATGATGACATTTTGAATTGCACAAGCACAGATATTGACGTTCTTATGGCAGTAAAGCATGAATTCCCTGTAACAGCTCACGCAAAAAAAGTAAACATTACTGCCATGTTTGATGATGAAAAGACGAAAATGACCGCTTCTTTAATTGATGAGGTTTTCAATAGTGAAAGCACCGGAAACAAGGAGTTATCAAGAACTTATTTACTAAAAAGGCTGATAGCTCAATATAGAAAATTCCTTGAATTACTTTTCCAATATGAGGACGAAGATACGATAGAAGAGGAAAGAATCCTCGTAGAGAAAAGAATAAAAAACATGCTGAAAGTAGAGTATGAATTCTCTGCATTTTTGCGTTGGGCCATAATTGACTCACCCAAATTGCATCATTTTAGAGACGGCTTATTTTAAGCCAGCCCCAATTCTACACACTAGAATACAAACCCCATGCTATCAAACATGGGGTTTGTATCTTCATTTTTTTCTGAAACTATCGCCAGCTCTCATCTTCCCAAACTTCCTGAAGGATACTATCCAGCGCTTCGCGATCTGAATCTTTATCGAACCCGATCAGCTCGACACCGGTCATGGATCCCTTTTTAACAGTAACGCGTGTTGACGGGAAAACAGACTGTATTCGCCTGGTCAATTCGCCCTGAAAAGCATCAATTACCGGCTGACCGATCATTTGGTCTTTATCCAATGTGATATTTACTTTCACTTTGCCCTCCTTTGCAAATGCTTCATCAACAGGCGGCGCGGAAAAAACAACAGAAAAATTATTGTTTTTCATTAGGTTGCCTCTTGCTATTTCCGCAATTAGATTCAATGCGATTTCACGGTCTTTTTCCTGACAAGCACCCTCAGCGGTCAGACGCGCAATCATTTCGACCCGCTCAATCATAACGTGCTCATTTAGCTCTCTATCCACACAACCTCCACAACGAGATACTGTATAAATATACAGTAACATGTATTAGCAAAAGGAGTGAAGAAAAAAATCACAGTCAAATACACCGTATGTACATGATATGGATGAATATTAGCGGTTACATTTTCGTTGCAAGCAGAGCTAAAGCCGCAACGCGACTAAGGATTCCCTTAGCTTTAGCCTGATGCGATGGCGCTACGGAAAATATTCCTCCTTTGGCCGTTCCGCGTAGCCATTTGCCATCAAAACAACTTTTACCTCCGGCCATCAGGTGCAGGGCTTCGCCCCGGCTGATTGTGATGCCGGTTGTCAGATTTATCTCGTCGATAGCTTTCGCTATGGCAGCGTTTTGATCATCCGTTCCGTGGATGAATTTTCGCCGCATTACTGGCTTATGCTTCCTGAGTCGGTTGGTCAGCTCTCGTTTTTCACGTCGACTCAGAGGCTTTGTTAAATCCAGTATCGGTGGATCGCTCTCGCTTCCCGTACAGTTATTGACAGAACTCCGAGAGGGCGCAGGAGCGCCCTTAACGTCAAAGGCCAAATCAACGGCACGCTTCGGCACAATTTTCCACTGCGTTAACCGGGTTAAAATCGGGGTGCCAGCGCCGAGAGCAGAGTCGTAGACGCCACGAATACACACGGTTTCCTCACCATACTGGTTAAACTCGGGGCGCGGCTCATACAGCGTGCGCACCTGTAAATCATCGCGACGGACAAACGGACCACCCTGCGCATTAACGTAACCAGCCCAATCACCGGCGTCGGCGGCATCATGGACGGCAGCAAACTCAACACTCAGACCGTGCGCAGTCTCTCTATCAGCAAGACGACGCAACTCACGGTAGACCGTCACCGGCGCACCGCCGATAAACTGAAACTGACGGATGTGCCATCGCGCCGCCCATGCTGAAACGGCAGGCGCTGTCTCTTTCAGCAGCTCACCGCTTTCGTCATCGGTTTCACCATCGAGAGCATAGCCATCGATGTTTTTTGAAATGTATTTAGCAACATAGCCGGTAGCGCTGCCCTTTTCCGGGTCGATGGCTTCGGCATGAAAGCGCGCCTTTTTGGCTTTGTCGCTTCTCAATTCGTGGTGGTCTTCATCCCACGCATAATCACGAATGATGAGCCGCACGCGCTCAACGTCTTCCGGCAACATAAACATAAGCATGTGCCAGTGCGGCGTGCCGTCGTGATGAGGCTCGGCAACACGTATGCCGAAAATGCGGATTTCTTCCCGGTGCAGTTTGGCGCGAATGCGCGCCCAAAGTCCGGTGAGATAACTTTGTGTGTCCGACGGGCTGGCTCCGTTCCATTTGCTGTTACGGTAGCCAGCTTTAGTGGTGGCGTGATATTTAGACGGTGCGGTCAGGGTGTAAAACTCCCCGACATAACCGAGCTCATTGCAGATATTTTCAAACCCACGGATGCGGGTCATCAGCTCGCAGCGGCGTATCGCAGGGTTAGCGACAGAACCGTCGTATTTTTCAATCAAGCTGATGCGGTTGCCGTCTTCGTCTTCAAGATCCAGCCCCTTGAGAAATTCACGCGTGCGGCGCTTTTGCTAGCGCCAGTCTGTCACGCAGTTTTTACTCGCGTAGGCGTGGCGTTTCTTGCTGACGTTGCCGACTGCAATTTGCAGATGTTCGCGCCATGACGCCGCAATACGTCGCAGACGGCCACGCCACCAAACCTCATTAAACATGCGCATTACTGCCGGTGCTATCTCATCCTGACCGACATACTTTTTTGTTACTCGCTCCCAATGCGGCGGGGTAACGTTAAATTGCAGTGAAATAAAACCGGCGCGCATATACCAGGTGTAGAGCGTTTTAAGCTCGCTAACCCCGGCGTCATCAATGTCA